TTTAAATTTATTAATAATGCTACTCCATTTAGAAAACGGACTATAAAGTTCTGAAATATGAAATCCTCTTACTTGAAATCTGTCAACTTCACTATTATGTGCTCTCCATTCTCCTTTAATAAGATTTCTTTTCCATTCATACTCACTAGAAGTTTCCAAGCATTTTTCACATTTGTGCATCACATCTTCAAACATGATATTTCTCCACTTTAACGTTTGCATTTCTCCACATTTTGGACAAGGCACATAATACTCTTCTTTTGTGCTGTTCTCGTATTCCAGTTCTACTCTACTTCCGCCTTTAATAGTTGGCGTACTTGTAAGCACTATTTTTTTATTCCAAAATGTTTTAGTCCTTTCAATTGCTAGATTAAGCGGATCACCTTCGCCTTTTACATTAGACGGAAATCTATCAATTTCATCAGCTAACAAAATCCTAATTGGTCTACTTGACAACTCTGCTGCAGAATTACTCCCAGTCAAAACTATATAACCCCCAGCAAATTCCTTTTGTCTTTTGGTATCCCTTGAATTATCACTCTCAATTATTTTGTTTCTAAGTTGTGGAGTACTCAAAATCATATCGTTAAGCCTAGTGCTTGAAAAATCTTGAGCCATGTCTTTGGTAGGCATTAAAAACATGATTGGAGCAGGATCATAATCAGCATAAAACCCAAATGTATTCATAAGTATTTCAGTTTTAGACAGTTGAGCTCCATACATCATTACAACCTTTTCAGTCCTTTTATCTGATATCGCTCTCATTACCTCTCTTTGAAATGGAACTCTATCAGTATTCCACCGTCCTGGTTCGCTAGAAGTCTTAGTTGATAAAATCCTATATTTGTCAGACCAAGTGTCAATTGTAAGTTTTGGCGGAGGTTTAAGCACTGAAAAAATCTTTTTAAATAAATCATTGGCTCTTTTTAGGTCTGCCACGCTTTCTTTTTTCATTTTTAACCTCCATTTCCTCTTCTTCATCGTCTTCAACAAAGTTTTTACTTCTGAACATCTCTGGATTATATTCGCTAAGTTCTTCCAACGCTTCGAATATTCCATCTTGGATAACATCTTGAATCTCTCCCAAATTATCCAACGCTATTATTTGCGGTGCTAATTTGTTAGACAAGGAAAGCAATTTACCTTTCATATTTATAAGACTATCTGTCATTACTTTTTCAATAACATCAGCCGAATGCAATTGATTTTTCAATTCTTTAATTTTGAGTTCCTTAATTTCGGTATCTTTAATAATCCTTTTAGTTTCTTCCTTAATTTTTTCATCTTTTAAACTAATATCAGCATCATTCCTAGATTTTAAATACTCAATATACCCACGCACACTTTCTAAAAGCAGATATTTTCCTTGTGCCGTTTTTTTTACAACATTTTCATTAGCTAAATCCCTAATATGCCTATCTGAAACACCAAGCATTTTTGCTAAATCCATCGCTCTTACAATTTGACCTTCCTTAACTACCATAAACACCACCTTTCTGGTACGGAACTAAAGTTTCAAAAACATTGTACCCATATTTTTTCTGGGGCTTCGAACCCGTTCGCTCTTTTTTGACCTCTCAGAAGTACCTTTTTTAATCAAAATTTCATTTTTTTCTTTGTTTTGCTTTAACATTGACTTGATATGCTCACTATTTTGAACATTTGCTCTCTATTTCTGTTAACTTATCTCTTAATCCTTTGTCTTCTTCTCTCTGTTTCTTCATTCCTACTCTACATCTATCAAGATATCTGTCATATATCATTATCTTTAATCCATCTATCTTGTTGTCTATATTTTTTTCAATCTCTTCTAATTTATCTAGCAGTTCTAAATCTCTTTTAATTCTTTTTGCTATATACTTTTTTACACCTCTAAAAATAATTTCAAGAACAATTAAAAATACTACGAACTGCACAAATTCAACTATAAATATTAAAAACATTTTCCCTTCCATTCTTGGTGCAGAAAGCGAGACTCGAACTCGCACGAATAAATCCAACAGTTTCTAAGACTGTCGTGTCTACCACTTCCCCCATTTCTGCAAATTAAAATAAAAAGAGCCACTAAACAAATAGACTATTTCTAATCTATCTATTCAGTGGCTCACTCATCTGAGGTTTATTTGCCCCTATGATATTTTTTTGTTTTATATTCTTTGTCTTTTATTTCACCTTTTTTTATGTATAAAGTAATTTTGATATTATCCTCAAAAGTTTTTGCTATTTTTAGATCTTGCAACAAATACAAAACTTCTTTGTCCTTTAAAAGTTCGTTAATATCTTCTTGTGTAAGTTCTTTTCTTTTGTTCAACTTTACCTCCTAATTATACCTTATTTTCTCTAGATTTGCAACCACCTTTTTAAAATTCAGCTCCCATTTTTTCGGCATTTTTTTTAATTCTTTTTAGACATTCAAAAACAATTTCATCAGAGAATCTGTAAGTTCTATAGTCGTGCTTAAATAAACGAAAACTGTATTTACTATTTTCATCAAGTGCCAGCAAAGCTAATGCTTTTAAATTGTTTAAAAGTTTTATTACGCTGCAATCTTTTTCAAAATACACTTTACATAATTTTGATATTTGTTTTTCTATTTGATTTAAATAAAATTCTACATTATTCCAGGATTCTGCAAAAACTGTTTGTTTGAGATAAGGTCCATAAATTTTATGCTTTTCTTTCGCCTGAGAAATATCAGCTTTCAAATTCATTAAGCAACTACCTTCCGTTTTTGAAATTGGCAAATAAATTTCTAATTCTGAAAAAAAGATATCGAACTGTTTTATAATTTTTTCTTCACTTAAATCTTCTACCCCGTAAGCCCCGACAAAATCAGTTAAATATATAAACCTTTCAAAATTTTCTGTATCATCAATTCTGAAAGAAATTAACATACGTTTTATTCCATTTATTATTCTTTCCTGTCTTAGCTCAAATTTGTCGACTTGATTCCCTTTTAGAATTTTAGCTAATTCTTTTATTTTTTCTCCCAGCAACTCTAGTTCCATTTATTCCTCCTCTGTTATCACGATCGCATTATCAATTGTAACTCTACGATTATTCTCACTTATTAAGTTTAATGATATTCTATTACTTTCATCCGAATCTCTTACCCTTATCATTCCTTTGTATTCTTTCAACAATTTTCCGTCAAGAGTATAAATTTGTACCGTTCTTTTTAAACCTTTTGTGTCGCTTTCATAGTCTTTTCGATTGTCTTCCCATCTTGCGCAACTTCCTAATAATCCTAAAATTGCAATTCCTAATAATATTTTTTTCATTTTAATTCCCTTTCTTTTTATTCATACCAAACTTTTGTTTCTGTGACTTGTTTAGATTTTCTTTGAACTCTTTTAATACCAAAATATCCATCTACAACCCATTCACTTTTAGCGCGATAAAACCAAAAATATCCTTTTTCTGAATTTCCTACCACATAGTATTTTTTACTAACGTTCCTATAAATTATTGACCCGCTATCCCAATTTCCAACACTTTTTTTTTCACTTACAACAGGTAATTCTTCAAGAAGTGTTTGATATTCAGTTTGCAACAACGGGTAACCATTATCTATTTTCAAAATTATTCCGTCTAATATTGTTTTTTCTGCCATTTCTTCCCCTAACTTTATAAATTCTCACCATAATCGTTTATTTTATCATATTGTTCTTTTGCCTTTTTAAGTTCTGCTTCATACTCAGATATTTTATTCTCAAGTTCTTTGAGCTCGCCTTTATTTTTGCTTTCTAAGTATTCTTTTAATTTTGCAAATTTTTTATCAAATTGAGAACTTATTTCTTCTATTGATAAATCCCGGCTTTGATAATCTTTCATATCACTTAAACGTATATCAAACTGTATTTTCTTTTCATAATTTAATTCAAACGATATAATGAGATAATCTATGTAATTTGTGTGTTCTTTTATTTCAAATTTTCTTACTCTTTCATCTTTCAATATTTCAGTTAATTCTTTTATCTTTATCCCATATAATTCAATAAGTTTCATTTTATTTCCTCATTTCTTTTTATACTTGTCTTTATTCAATATTTTTTCAAAACTCGCTTTATTTTCATCTTCCTTGTTCCATAAGCTCCAATTTGATTTTCTCCAATTTTTTAAATTAAACTGCATTCTATCCTTGCTTTTCATATTTCCTCCTAATTTTCTTTCACAACTCCAAAACTTTGGTCTACGTTCTCATTTCTCCACTCCTTGAATAGCTCATACTGTCTATTTGCATCTTCTATTATTTCTTTCGCTTCTTTTTCTGTATATCCTAAATCATCTATCAGATCAACTTCTTCACTTTCTTTACCCAATCCACTGCCTATACTGAACCATAATTTATATTTGCTCACTAT